CCTGCTTGTCTATCACCACGAGCAAATTCGCCTCTGGCCGTGCAATAATATCCACCATTCCATCTACAACTTTTCAATGCTTGGTTATTTTGATTAACTACTTTACCAATAGTATAAGTACCTTGGTGTCCATGAGAAACAAAGTTACCAATAGATAAAGTAGTTTCAGGTGATCTAGTTGGTGGACTTACAAATCTCCATTGTCCCGTAAAACTTAACACTACTGCAGGAGCATAGAAATCACCAGTATATCCAAATTCAACAGAATCTGATGCCGAATCTAAAGTTACAGCAACACCTGCTCTAGGAATAACATTATTATCAGAATCTTTAGTGGTAGAATTGATATACTGACCAGGATTACTAGAAGCAGTGATATACTTACTACCTAAATCTGGTAATTGGAATGTGCCTCCTGTGCCATCTTCTCCAACTTCTTCTAGAGTGGTATCAGATTTTTTGTATATACATTGAGCACCAGTACCCAATACTTCTGCCAACGCTGGAAATTGGTCAGCCTGGAGTATTTGACCTCTACACTTTAAAAATCCTGCAGGACAAAAATTTCTATAATCTTCATCAACAGGAATTAGACCATTGATGTCAGCAAAAAACGGAAAGATAGTGCCTGTTGGTCCACCATGCTTTCCTTTCTCGAAAGAATAAGTTTTCATCTTAAAATGCTCTGATGATGTACGACATCTCTAGTGACGGAGTAGAAGTTTCCACATTAATAGTGCCAAAGTTAACACCTGGAGAACTATTAATCCTAACAGTATTTAGTGCAATATTAGTTCTTAATCCAGGAGAGATAACCTGATATTTTCCATCCATTGTGTAGTTGTTTGGTCCATGTACATGAGGAGCACCTGAAAAAGTGGTATTATGACTTTTACTAGTAAATAAAATATCATTACCACATCTCATATTTCCTGAGCAGAAACCATCACCATCTCTGTAAACAGAAGCGATGGTTTCTGCATATGCAGTAGTAGGGAAGAATCCACCACCACCACCACGAGAAGTCCACCCTGTCCTACTATCAGTACCGTAGGCAAGGTTTCTTCTTAGAGATGCTTGGTTATCAGCTGTAGATACAGCTGTATGCATACCAGGATCTCGCGAGACTCTCCATGCTGATGTTTGACTACAACCAATGTTACACCACCCATTTCTTCCACTGCCACTACACCAAGATGCCCTACTCCCTACAAGAGAATACGAAGTAGAATCTACTGTGGGGTCTCCATGACTATGTGAAGGAAGATGCTCTACACCCAACTCAACTGGATTATAATTTGCGGTGAAAAAATATGTCCCCTCTGATACTTCCATATCATCATAAATTGCTTGAAAACTTACTGCATTTGATATTTCTTCTCCGACTAAATCTAATGTAGAAATCCAAAATGTCTGAGAATTATTACCCGTATCACCATTAGTACCTTTTCCAATAATAGACCAAAATGGGTCATCAGATACAGAATTGGAGAATGGTTTGTGTGCATCTCCTTTGCCTTTCAAGTAATTATAATGACCACCAAATGCATCCATGATACCTGGTTGACCTTGAGTCAATGGTGGCAACTTAAATGTGCTACCAGCAGTGCCTCCATAACTATTACCTATCACTCTGAATAAAATAGGATACTTTGTATTTGCAATTGTAGCGCCATTACATACAGTCCACCCAGCAGGTAATTGACCTTGGTCAGATGCCCATGGGATAATAGCTCCCACAGGCAAACCTTTCATAGACCTTACTCTATTGTATTTTGTTACGTCTGCGAATGCCATTAAGTTAAATCTCCATTAAGAACCAACCTTGCTGCTCACCAGCGATACCGTTGCCATCTGCATCAGTATCACCGACATAGATGAGACCGAAACCAGCATTTGGTGTATTAACAACTAATTCACCGCCGCCGTAGTTAGAAGCACCACCAAGACTACTACCAGTTGCTCCACCTTGAAGTTTAACTCCAAGAGGTGCTCTGACAACTAAATTAACATTAAAGTTAAGTGCCCCACCAACATCAACAACTCTGATTGTGTCACCAGTTAAGGCATCATCTGGAAGACGTAAGACCAGAGTAGAAGAAGGTCTTACGAGATACTGTAGGTTTGATTCAAGTTCGATTGCACTGGAGTCATTGTTACCTTGTGTAGAAACAAAAATTGTCTTTCTACCACCGTTAGCATTATAGAAGTTTTCATGACTAAATGCCTCAATAGAAGCGTCACCTCTAATTCTAAATGGTTTTGCGTTATTCTGACCTAAGTTATTGATGCTTAAGTAGTTATCAGCAACAGAAGGAGAGTTGGTATATGTGCCATGGACAGTAAGAGTTGCACCTGTATTAGCAGATGTTAACTCTCTACCAACCACTGTAGTGCCAAGTTGAGCATCAACAGAGAATCGAGTAGTGAAAGGATTACTACCAGTTTCAGTATTAGCAGAATTTTGTAAAGTGCCAACTGTTAAATCATTACCTGCTCTCAATGTGCCTGCTATCTTGGTATTACCAGTAGCACCTAAGACTTCAAGAGCAATGTTTGTAGCAGCATCCGTCCTACTCTTATCAAAGTTTCCTGTAGCAAAGAAGGAATCCTTAAAGATTTTAAAATCTGCACCGTTATATAGTTTAGTATCACCAGAAGCAGACTCAACGTAGAATTTAGGTAGAGTGCCGTTAGTAATTACAAAGTATTGCTTAGCAGGATTGCTGGTATCCGTATTACCACTTAACTCAATAGAGTTGTGGACTGTTAAGTTACCACCACCTGTAGTCTGTATTGTGGATCCACTAGCAGTGCTACTTTGTATACCAGTCTCATCAGCAAAATTCTGGTCATTTGCTGCATTAATAAATGGTTTTGAAGTATCATAACCAATAACAACGTCACCAGTAACTTGTGTCTGACCAGTTGTTGAGATTACCTTAAATACTTCTAAGGCATCCTTTTCAGCTCCGAAAACACCAAAGTCACCATTGTTGATAGTGAATGACTGAGCATCTGCTGGATTGATAACAGAAATTTTAACATATTCACCACCAGTGTTTAAGTCAATCTTATTCAATCTGAATAAGTCATCAATTTTAATGTTTGCAGAGAATTCAGCAACATTGATAACCTGGTCCGACGCAGTTAGCGGTGATGGGAAGATATATGAAGCATTTTGCTGCTCAACTAATCTGAAGATTCTAGAATCATCTTCGTGAGCGGCAGATGCCGTTCCTCTTTGTCCTCTAATAACCTGGACAGAATATGGGATTGGAGCATCTGGGACTAGTGATGTTGGGTAATCAACTGTCTTGACAATTTCCGCATCAATCAATAGAAGTTGGTTAATACTAACACCTGATGGGTTATTAATAGGCAATTCATAAATTTCCTGACCATCAGTTGTAAGATTGCCAGTTTTGAAAGAGTCGTCTCCCCAAGGTACGTCACCAGTTGTATCAATTTTAGTAGACTGTAGTTGCATTCTTGCACTACCAGCATCTGTTGCACCAATTACTAATCCGACAATAATAGAATTGTCAGATGCATCCTTAAGAGTGAATCCTGTAGAATCTCTATTATCAATATAATATGTGATGTTAGTAGATATTCCAGTTAGATTGCCTGTATCGAAGAAGACAACAGCATCATTTGCACTATATGGTGCAGCTGAGACAATCAGTTTACTACTAGAAACAGTAGTAATACTTAGTAGTTCGTCTAAATTCTTAACTACTGAGAAGTAGTCAATATTGAGGTTTGCAAGACTACCAACTGCTTGGTTTTCACCAACATTATCTCTAATAACAGTACCTGTAGTAGATGTTGATGCAATATCACCACCTGCATTGCTATATGTGAATGTGTTAGTGCCAGTAACCGTTACGCTAACAACACCAGTTGGATTGAATGAGTTGAAACTTGTTTCAATCTCAACATTATTTCCAGTTGTTAACTGATGCGAATCAATTGTAGTAACAGTAGCAACGTTAGAAGTTCTAGAAACGCTAGCAACTCGGATTAAACCAAAGACGTTTCTATCAATACCAAGGTTAGTATTCTTAAGACCACCATTCTGAGTCATATCTGACTCGAATAGAGAAGACCCTAAGACATGTAAACCGTTTCTAATCTTAGAGGTGCCAGCAACACCGCCAATCTCTAGTGTGCCAACGCTGAGACCAATCGATAGTTTGGTGAGACCACTCTCAAACATCTTAAACTCGCCAGTTGGTGATGTGGTGTTAATTTCACCACCATTGAGTGTCAATACACCATCAACAATTGTCTGGAAGTTTTTAATGTTGAAGAAACTATCTTGGTTATTAGCAAATGCACCGCCAACAGTGATTTTAGATTGATATGCTGTGTTGTTATTTGCTACCGTGCCAATATTGATAGTAGAATCAGTAGAAGAAGTATGGACATCTAATGTAGTAGCAGCAGTAGACGCTGTGCCGATATCAATATTTTGGAATCCTGTAGCAAGATTTCCGAGTTGAATATTTTGTGCATAACCAGCAACAGTTAGACCTGTTGTTGATGCCTGATTAGCGATAGTAAAGTTTGTATTAGTGGAGCGAATATCACCACCATCAACATCAATATCAGATTCAAAGGTGAAGTCACCAGTAATTCTTGCATCACCAGAAACAACGAAGTTTTTATCTAATTGTGCATCATTAACGTTAACACCAACTCTACCATTATCTACATCGGAAGTTGCACCCACGGTGCGACCATCTTGTGCTAAGGTTGTAGTTGCAATTCTAAATTCAGCAGTTGAATCTGGATTTGCACTGTCACCACCAACAATAACTGCATGTCTGGTTGCTTCTGGTGTACCGCCTGTGCCATCAGATAGAGTAGTTTGAGTCCTACCACTAATAAATGTATTACCAACAACATCAAGGTTTGCTCTTGGATATGTTGCAGAAGAAACAAATGCATCCAAATAATCAGTGGAAACTGCTCTTGCTACAGTGTTGACACCTAACTTATAATCGCCATATACAGAAGTTTCTGTGCGTAGTGCTTCAGCACCGACAACACCAGTTTCTTTCCAAGAAGACTGTCCAAGTGAAATTTCTAGATTTGGTTGTAGAATATTAGAGGTGCTATAGATATATGGACCATTACCAGTCAATACAGTTTCAGACGCTCTATTTGTAATTAGATATACATATCCATTACCCTGAGCATAACCATATCCTTCGGCAGAATTATCATATACTGTATGGACACCATTGATAGCACTAAATCTATCAACACCGCCAATAATCTTGATTTGACTGGTTGTTGTGATACCTAGAGAAGCACCAGGATTGTTATCACTGAAATTAATCTTACCAACTTGGAAAATAAGTTTGATAACATTGAGGTTTGGATAGAATTCAATACCTGTAATATCAATAGATGATTCATTACCAACTGTCGCATTTAGGGTATATGGGACATAGGAGTTAGCATAAATCCAACCAAGTGACCCTGTGTATCCAACTTCACCACCCTTGAATAAGATGTCACCAGATAGTGGGACAGTAGACCCAAACTGTATGCTTTGAGTAGGGTCAAATCTTGCCTTCGTGCCAGAAATATCTTGGTTAGGTGCCATGTTATTAACAGCAGACCTAAGAGTATATCTCTGTGTGCCTCTTGGATTTAGGTCAAAAATAGCAGCTCTTACTCTATTCTTATCAATAATGATATCACCAGCTCTTGTAGTATCAAGTAGTGGATCGTCATCACCAGGTAGGACACCTTGTCTATCACCAGGACGTGATACGATTGTGAGTGAAGGAGGAGTCATCTTCGCTTCAAACTCAGGGTCCACATTAACAGTGATAGGAGAGTTAAAGAAGTTTCTTAAATTAGGTGGAGCATTGAGAGTAATGATATTCTCAAACGTTACGGGGTCTTCAAAGACCGTAACGAGACTACCGAATTCACCATCTTCCGTATCTTCTTCTTCTAAAATTAACGCATCTAGGAATTCTTCTTCACCAGTAATAGCGTTAATCTTACGATTACCGATATACAATTCACCGTTGGAGTTGATACCAGTATAGAAGACAATACCTGCATCTTGCTTCTTAGCTTGTGCATAGTAGTCTTGGATATCAGTTAGGATAACTGTCTGTCTAACAGGGAAACCAGTTGAGTAGTTACCAGGACCGAAACCAAGGTACTCAAACGTGTGGTTACCAGCACGAGCAATAGATGGACGACGCAATTCAATAAAGAGTTTTTGCTCTAGTGGGAATCCAGAGTCACCTGCAATAGGAATTAGTCTTTCTTCTGCACCAGATGATGCAGCACCAGTTTGTGCCTTGATTTCATTACCACCAGTGTAATTATATTCACCAGACCCAGGATTATTAATGAAATCCAAGACCATTTCTTTGGTTGCAGAATTCTTAGCATCGTTAATTGTAACTAAACCATGGATATAGTTGTCAGCAGAGCAAGATGCTGCTGGTGGGTCGAGGAGTGTAGTATCCTGACTACCACCCTGCTCATCACTACCATCATACTGGAAGAGTAGAGGGTCATTCTTATATGTGAGAGGATAGAGTCTAGATACAGGCTGACTAAACTTGAATTTTCTGAAGTTTTGACCAACACCAGACCCAAGAGGTAGAGGTCTAATATCACCACGGACAACTGTTAGATAGTAAACACCATCTTGCTGACGTGGAATTCTTCTTTGAATCTCCTCAATACTATAGACGTAGTATGTTTCGGTTAGGTCGGATATATCTTCGACGCTAACAATTCTATACTGTCTAGCAGCATCGTCAGTAATAACATCACCAGGTGTAATGCAGTAGACATTAGTTGCTTCAACACCATAGAGGAAGTTTTCTTTGTCTTCCTTGCCAAAGTTTGGTCTATCTAGGATTTCAGCAGTAACGTCTGCTTGTCCAGCAATAGATTGTCTGATAAAGGTTTGCTTATTATCAGCAAAATCTAACTCACCTTGAGCACCCTTGAGGATGAGGTAGTTAAACGCTTCTAGACCACCTTCTACATTCTCAGTGCCAAACCACGAGTGGACAGTTGCACTGCCAGTATAATCACCGTACCAGGTAACTGTAGACCCTTCAACAAAGTCACCGTTACCACCTTGAGGTTGTCCAACCTTAACTGTTATAAATCTTTCTGCTTTAAGTGACTCTAGGTCTAGACCATGGTCAAAGACCGTCATCTCTAGATACCCATCAGCATTTGTCCTTGCAGACTGAATGGTGAATGATATATTAGATTCTGTCTTTGTGCCTTCAATACGTTTAGCAAAGACAGGGTTGTATGGGTCATACTCAGTTAGAGCAGCAGATACACCGAGTCTTTCTCTTGGTGATGGACCTTCTTCAAAGAATGTAGCATCTTTTTGGACACCAGTAGCAACTGGTTTTAGAAGTAATTTCTGTGGTAGAAGTTTTCTCTTCTCGTCAGTCCTAATTCTGATTGCAAAACCTTCGAGTGGGTCTCTAACATCATCACGATAGTTAGGAATGACATAACGTAGTTTGTATGACTTGTCCTCTTTCTTTCTGGTGTCATCTGCTCTGTAGAAGAATGAATCAGGAGTGCGAGGTGGCTTATTAACATAGAGACTTCCTCTCGATGCATCTGCTAGAGTAATTCTCTGATAAATCTCATTACTGGATTGTAATGACTTGATATACCAGGACTGTTGTGAAGGGTCATATCCCAAAGGACTTCTCTTCTTGGTTGCAAATACATGGAATGACTGACCACTTGGGAAGTTAAACTGGACAGCATTCTGCTTATCAATAGCATTCTGGACAGTAAGGTATAGAGAGAATTCGTTATTCTTAGTGTAAGTTGCTGGGCGACCAACATAATATGGTCTATCAATTTCTAACCTATCACCATTTGTCTTGGTTGGTAGAGTGTCAAGCGCAGCACCAACTGGGTCTCCATTGACTAGATTTTCTTCTAGTGGATAGAAGAAGACCTGCTGAATTTGGACACCATTGATAGCGGTGTCAAAGACATGGTTAGTGGTGGTCTCAAATACTCTGGAGCTAATTAGTGAGCAACTATAACGATGTAGGTCATAGTTAACATCAGTTAGATACTGATGAACTTCAATCTTAATATCTGGACTGATTGTAGCAGTCTCAGATGAGTAGATATAGTTACCTGCGGTAGCATTCTCAGTGCTAGTTGCAAGCATAAATGTCTGAGAATCATTGAATTGTGCTGTTGCACCACCTGCAGAGTAATCTTCTGGTTGTGTAATCTTACCAGGAGCAATAACATAATACTTAGTATTAGTATCAAATCCTTTAGGTAGTCTGATGAGACGCTTATCTACACTATCATTTGCAGCAACAGGGACGAGTCTGACTGGTGTAGCAGTTTCCATGTTGTGTGGATTAGCACCACCAACGCGGAATAAAGTTGCTCTGGTTGCAAATTCAGAAGTATTGACAAGTTGAGAGACAAGAGGTTCTGCGTCTACACCGTTACGGATGATACTGTCAATGACACGCATCTTCTCAATAATAGCATCCTTGGTGCCAGCACACTTGTTATTAGATGTGTCTTCAGTAATGCTATCGTCTGTTTGTGGAGCATACTTAACAATATACTCATCACTACCACTATTTCTAGGAGGTAGAGGACCAGTATTCTCTAAAGCATCGATAAGAATATCAAACTCGGTAGCAATAGTATATGCTACATCTGCACAACGTGGTACACCAGCAGTAGATGTATCAATAGTATTGTCTAACTGAATATCTAAAGTATTAGATACATCTTTAGTGTATAGCGGGTCAGTATCTTGTCCATCACCAGTTCTCCAATTACGCATTGCGAGAATAGCAAGGTCTCTAACCTTCTTATATGCATAGACACTGATGTTTAACTCACCAACTAAAGATTCTGCACCAGCATTATAGTTGAGTGCTGGTAATGCAAGAGTGCCATTATTAAGTTTATCGATAAGAATACTCCAAAGAGTATCAATAGCATTTCTTACATCTAGGCAAGCATTGGGGTTATCATTAGGAATATTAGGACCAGCAACATTCAAGTCAGCAGGACCTTCAGAGATATCAAAGTCTCTGACATTAAGTTGGTTAGTTATTGCTTTGAAGCATAAATTTCTTGCTTCTTGGAATGCAGTAATAGATTGTGCTAATTCACCAGCAAGACCATTATTGATAAGAGTATTTCCAGTGCTATCGAAGTAAGATAGAGTTGCTTGAATGCTATTATAGTTACCACCTAAAGCAAGGTCTTCTGCAATTGCATCAACTACGATACCGATGTCACGCTTACATTTTTCTTGGAATGACGGTGCGCTACCATAATTAATTTTAGGAAGAGCAGGATTAGTTGCTGTGCCAGTAATCATGTCACCCTGACGAATTCTACCGAAAATAAGCTCGGATAAAGTATCTACAGTTGCTTGGATATTAGAGCAAGACTGAGGGTCTTGATTATTTGTAGTAACACCAGGTTGACCAAATACACTGATTCCAGATCCAACATTACCAGGTTGTGGGTCTCCAGTAAGAGTCAAGTCCTTAACAAACAACTGATTGTTAAGAGCTAGTTTCATCGTAGCAACTGCTGAAGAGTATGCTGTGATAGAAGGTGCCTCTTCACCTTGAAGACCACCAGTAATCCATGCTTCCTCAACATCAGTAACTGTTACAACAATATCATTGGCAATGATTACACCACCAATTTTATCACCAGGAATAGTTACCAAGTCATTATCAGCGTAACCATAACCACCATCTATAATAGTTACACTATCAACCACACCAGCAGAATCTCTAGTTACACGGAAAGTAGCGCCAACTCCATTAGCACTAGTGGTGTCAACACCATTATAAATTCTATCTGCTCTGTTGAGTAGAGTTGACCCAGCAGTATTTGTGAAAGAAAGAATCTTACCATTTACTGCACCTTCAACAAAATACTGCTTGATGAAATCAATAGAGTAAGAGTTTCCAAGGGTGGTAAGGTCTGTAGAGATAGCGTCAATGAAGTAACCAATATCACGCTTACACTTCTCCTCACCTGCGGTGATAATATTACCAACAGATTCACCTGGAAGTAGACTTGTATCACCTTGATTGATACTCGCCGTTGTGATAGCACTAAGTGTGGAGATAGTAGTGCGGACGTTAGAGCAGGATGAAGGATCTGTATTGCTTCCAGTAGCAGTATCCGCAGTGATAGTCAAATCTTTGACAGTCAACTGGTTAGTTACTGCTGCGCTCATCATATCACGCGCTTTTTCAAAAGCAGTGATGGTTTGTGCTTCTTCACCTGTTAATGACCCAGCGCCAATACCATTAAAATATTCCAGTGTGAAGAATCTGGTATATCTGTTACCACCTTGGAATAAGTCAAGGGCAACAGAATCAACAAAAATACCAATATCGCGAATGCACTTAGCAGCATCTGGATTTACAAAACCAGGATGTTGAATAATAATCTCGTCATATGCTGCTTGGACAATCTCAGTTTTATTTTGACTGATTAATCTGTAAGCATCAGCAAATCTAGACCCATCATCGTTTTGTTGGTCGTCTGGGAAATAGAAATCTGGATGTGCAACAGCAACTTCAGCAGCTGCTTTATCTTGAATGTGTCTCTTATTCTGCTGAATTAGACGATATGCATCCTTATAACGTGAATACACATTTGTTTGGTCATCCCCACCACCACTGAAACCACTACCACCATAGTAGAAATCAGGATACTCAATAGCGAGTTTTGCTGCTGATTTGTCAATAATCTCTCTTCTATTAGAGAGGATTAAATTCTTAGCATCGAAGTAACGTGATGCTGCTCCAACATAAGAGGTTGCTGCATCAACAATACCAGCGTTACCAAATGTCCTGAGGTCGGTAACAAGACCATCAAGGATTAAACCAATATCACGCTTACACTTGGTTTCATCGGGGACATTAGTAGAAGGGTCCCACTGCTTAGCAAGGATAAGTGCCTCTTCAGCAATGAAGTCCTTGTTAAGAGTAATGAGAGTGCCAGCATCAAATGCTCTACCTGAAGAGCTAGCAAACTTAGGTTGATTTAACTCAAAGTTGAGTGTGACACCGCCAGCATTGGGTCCAGCAGCTACAATAGTAGCAGTAGCATCTACAGTATCAGTATCATTAGCATTGCCGAGTCTAATCTGCGTAGTGCTAATAATTTCCTTGACATACGTGCCTGTAGGAATTGGATTATTCTGTCCAGTTGCGGGAGTTGCCGTAACAGACATACCCTCAACAATACCAATGGTAGTAATTCCTGATGGAATAGTTACAGTATCACTATTAAGGATTGTACTGCAATTCTCAATACGGAATTCCCAGTTACGCATCGCAGCAACTGCAAGACTTCTAGCATAAGAGAATGCATCGAGAGTCTCTTCTCTTTCGCCTTCAATGAAGTCTAGTTGGTTGCCAGTATAATATGCTTGACCAGCATATACGCTGTTGACATTACCACCAACGCGAAGGTCATTAGAAACTGCTTCTAGGATATATCCAACGTCGCGGCGACACTTACCAATGGTAAGACCCTCTTTCGTAAGTAGATATGGGAATTTGCGAGTAATATAACCATAAACCTCAGACGCAATAAAGTCTCTGTTAAGGTCAATTAGGTTTGCTGCATCCTGGTCGCTATTAGATACAACTGCGTTATTTGAGGTTGGTGATAGAATAGAAAGAGCAACATCAAACTTTCTATAACCAGCAGGAGATACTTCTGCTTCGCGAATAGACCCAGTGAAACCAGTTGCAGGGTCTAGTTTTACATAGATTTTTTCGTGTGACTGAGCACCTAGTCTGTAACCATTAACAGTAGTTGCTGGTTTTGATAATGGGTCACTAGCTTCATCTGTGCCAAGATAAAGTCTTACAATATTAGCAGGACCACTAGTATCTAGAGAGCTACTACCTCTAATCTTAACTTGGTCGAAGGTGAAGTATTGATACTTCTTAGTCGTAGTGGTAACCTTCTTAGGTGGAATAATGTGTGAAATGTAACCACCTTGGTCTTGGGAGAATGCATATCCCTTGTAACCAATAGCATGTAGAGAGGTGTTACCAAAGTTGGAGTTAGAGTTGGTGATAGACATGTCACCACCACTTTCCATCAGGAAGTGGTCAGCAAAACCAACAGCGAAAATAGAAACGTTCTGAATGAATGCATCATTAGATGCCTTAACGTGGAAGTTTCTCCAGTCATCCTTCCAATATGCATCACCTTTAGTGTGATATGGAGTAGTTGCAAATGCGTCAGTTAGAGGTGCTTGATTCCAGGTGTTAGAGAATTCATCATAGCGGATAAACGCACGGTCATCTCTTTGAAGGCTAACTCCTGTATATTGAGCTATAACCATCGACTTGAATCCAGTCGCCTTGCTACCATCAGCGTGGATACCACAAATACCCCAGGTAGAGCGAATAGAGACGTTAAAGACGTATGGTGATGCAGATTCTACCGAGTCAATCTCTGCCTGTGTAGATGCGTTAGTATCAAGGTCTGGTGGTGAAATAGGTGTGCCAATCTTATCACCCAAACCAACAGCAGCAGCATTCTTACCGATAACACGATAAGTAAACTCTTTAGGGTCAGTGATACTAATTCCCCTAACAGAGAATACGCCTGTTAAAGGATCATTAGAAAGAGGAATGGGCTCGGTTGCCCCTGCTGGTAGCGTGGAGCGAAGACTAGCCACGGCAACCGCCTGGCCCACATAGTATCCATGATTTGTTTTTGTTTTAACAGTAATATCTAGTGCCGTTGTGCCAGCAACATCATTAACTTCAATAGTGTCGATACGAATAGCATCTTGGAGAGGACCAACAATTCTGTTTTCCTGTGGTCTCTGCTCAAATTCACCTGGATCGTCAATAGTAGGTTGGAATAGAGAGAATGCGCGAGCAATCTTTCTATAAAGTAAACCTAGGTCATCTTTACTTGCAAATTCAAAGTTGCAAATCTTGTGGTGAGAATAATAAGGAATTGTTGTAAGAGTATTACCTGGTTGATAATAAACCTTACCAATATTCTCTTGAGTGTTAAACAAAGGAGAATTACGCTCAACGTCACCATCTAGAATGGTAAACTGCCAGAAGTAGCAACCACCCGTGACGTTAAACATTGTTGTTCTGCCAATGTCAGAATCAGCAGGGTCAGGTACATAAAGAGGGTGTAAACGAGTCCTACGAAGGTCCATACCCACCAGCGAGGTGCCACGGGGAATAGTGGCACCGCCACTAGGACCATTAAACTTGTACAGAATGTTATTAGGATTACCGAGGTCAACAATAGACTCATCTTCCCATTCTTGAGTTGCTTGGTTGTAAGCAAAAGGAGCAAGCTCCTCAGGATTTTCAATACCAGGACGATTGTCAATATAGTGGTTGCCTGGTGACAACATAATAGTAAACTGGTCAAATCTGTCGTTTTCCTGACCAGGAACATACGAATATCTTCCTACTTCTAGGAATGCTCTCTGAATTGTAAAAAAGGGTCTCGTAGGAGAGTTACCTCTATTGTCTAATGCATCCGAAGCATTGAAATCATCAGGTGAAACGTATAAGTATCTACCAGTTTTACTGGAAATTAGATTCTCTAACTTGGTTAATGGCATAGTCTTCAGGGACCCTAGTTTGGCACAAGATTTCTTCTTGAGTTATTTATACATACTGTATCTAAGAATCATATCATGCTCCCAACTTATGACTACATCAAATTAAACAAGCAGGCGTTATACAATTCTGTAAGAAATTTAACGATAAATCAAAAATATTCGTCTTTCTCGCCACCAGAAATATATAAATCTTACTGCACTGACCAGTCTAAATCGATAAATTTTTACACTCAAAATTTTGACACTTATTTACTAAAACAATATGATACAGTAAATAGTGATATTGTTACCGACGACAATTTATTCAGGATTTTATCTGATAGACGTATATTAAATGTATTTTACTTTGACGTATGGGGGTCTGTCATTGAGCATAAAGACCCTAAAGGACGCTATTTGGGTTACCCACATGATGAATACCAAACATCTATCATGCCAATAGACATCCCAACATCAGATAAAAACATATTTAATACTTTTTACAATAAAGAAAGTGTAGATTTAAAAGAGGGAGAGTTTTTTTATTGGGACGTAACAAACGTCGCTCACTCATGGCATTTTGACTATTCAAAAGTCAACAAAAAATTCAAGTTATTGCATCTTGATTACATAGAGTAAAACCCCCTAAAAAGGGGGTTTGCACTTCCTTCACACGGAAGCCAAACACAGGATTTGAACCTGCGACCTGAGCTTTACAAAAGCCCTGCTCTACCACTGAGCTAGTTTGGCAAATTTTTCTCTTCTTTCTTTGTTTTGAAATAAAGTTTGTAATATTTTTTCTTCATTTCATCTAATGTATTCATATCTTCTTCAAAACCCATATATTTAAGATTTTGATAGGTTCCCTCCATTTCACTAATAAGTAAAAGAAGATGGGTGGCAGTTACAAGTCTGCCACCAAGAGTATAGTGTTCGGACGATTTCATGCGATGTTAAAATTGCAGGATAGAGTTTTACGAAGCACATTACTTTTATGAGGACTTACTCCATGCAACATAGTGCCAGGGAAGAATAAAACTTGCCCTGCTTTATATTCTGGCATCCACTTATCACCTGCATTCAATTCTTCATGATTTAATGCTGCCATTAATTTATTGCTAGCAATATTGTTATATCTATTG